GATGAAGTGGACCGTCCACCTCGCAGTGCCTACCGCCGTCCTCGATCAGGATCACAACCTTGTGGTCCAAGCTCGGACCCCTGGTGAGGCACGCCTGATCGCCAGTGCGTCCGATCTATTGTCCGCGTTGACGGCGCTGGTAGAGTCCATCGAGAACGTAAACTTTGGCGTCCATGATGACGATGGGCGAACCTACGACGCAATACCGTGGGCGCAAGCCGAAGCCGCAATCGCCAGGGCCACGGGCCAGGGTGAACTCGATGAAATTTGACCAGAACGGCAACCCCATACATCGGGATGTCCGACAAAATCCCACTGATGGTCTCTGGTACACAAACGTATGGACCGGGCTCCAATACGTCACCAACGTGAGCCGATACGGCTACCGCACACGGGCCGAGGCACGGGACGGGGATATCTCTGACTTCGACGCGGCTTCCTATCACGAACCCAAGGCCACGGGCCAGGAGGAGGTGAGATGACACAGACAGGAAGAGAGCCGATCATCACAGCCGACAGGCCGTGTTGGGAATTCATCGAACCCGTGACCGGTAGGCTGATCACATACACATTGGGATACATAACCAATGACCTAATCCCGTGCATGGCAATGTTCGCCGGCGAGGATAATACTCCGATCCTGGTGCCGGTGGATATCATGGTTCACGCCATCGAGATCGCAGCAGCAAAAGAACGCGCCGAGGAGGAGCTATGACACACACTTGCACAACCAACTCAGAGTCAGAGTCTAATCCTATCTCGCGTTGTTGCGGGATAGAAGCTGATGACAACACGCCTCTCACCGTCTGCCCTCGCTGCGGCAAGCTGGCCGCCTGGGAATGTGGCGACTGTGGAATCACAGAGTGGGCGCACTCGGACCTGTATACCATCGACCTTGCTCACGATATGGGTGAGCGGGACCTCACAAGCCCCTTTGATTGGAGGAAATAATGTGGCTGCACGTACCGTCAACGTCCTCAGCATCTGTTCGGGCATCGGAGGACTGGACCTCGGATTGCGAAGTGTCCTCCCTACTAGAACGGTGTGCATGGTGGAACGGGAAATCGGCGTCGCCTCGATCCTTGCGGCGCGCATGGCAGACGGCTCCATCGATCCGTGCCCTATCTGGTCTGACATTACGTCCTTCAACCCTCAACCGTGGCGTGGCCGAGTGGATCTCATCGCTGGCTCCCCGCCCTGCCAGCCCTGGTCAACCGCCGGCCAACAACGAGGAGCTGATGACGAACGCAACCTGTGGCCCGCAGTCGCACGGATCGCAGAAGGCCTCGGGTATCCAGCTCTCTTTATGGAAAACGTCGCCAGTCGAAAGATGCTCTCCCACTACTACCACACCATCCGGCCCCAGCTTCTCGGCGTGGGCTACAGCACTCAGGAAGGACTCTTTACTGCGGCAGAAACAGGCGCTCCGCATAAGAGGCAACGACTCTTCTTCCTGGCCTACCGCAACGAGGCTATGGGGTACGCCAACGCAGGACTCGGCGACCATGAGGCAGAACAAGTACGCGCAGGGCGGGACACCTCTAGCTATGCAGGCGGGGGGCACGCACTGGCCCACGCCGACGGCCCTGGATCGGCCTCGATCGCCAGAAACAATGGCGAAGAGCGCGGCATTCCGCAAGAGGAACGCAAACCAGGACACAGTGCCGCTGTATCTCGGGGAGGTGGCTCAGAACTGGCCCACGCCGGCAGCGCGAGATCACAAGCAGTTCGATGGCGCGAAGAAGAAGAAGCCATCACGCCCGAGGGAACTCTACCTCTCTATCCGCCAGGACCAGGCGACCACGCCGGATGGGCACGCCTGCTCGCACAAGTGCCTTCGGCTCAACCCGCTGTTTGTGTCCTACCTGATGGGCCTGCCCCCTCAGTGGCCCGACGACTCCGCGCCCTTGGCAACGCAGTCGTTCCGGCAGTGGGAGGCCTTGCTTGGATCATACTTAGTAGCCAGAAAGGAGGGAATGCTTGACTAAACACCTGTAATTAGCTACAATGAGGTGTAGTGGGACAGCTAGCGTGTCTCGCCGAGCAGCTATAATAATAGAGGAGGTCAAAATGGCTAAGATGAAGAACATAGGGCGAGCAGAGTGCAGGATACTCAGTGAGGAACTTGCTGGAGTGATCCAACGGGCCGTGAACAAGTACGGCCTGACGGCATCATATGGCAATGGCAGGTACGGCGGACATACAGCCACCCTCAGTTTCAAGCTAGACGTGCCTGCAATGGCGGAGAAGGTCGCCAACAGGGATGCTGAGTTGCTTGGAGCGAAATTCAACGTGGGTTATATATTCAAGTCCAATGGGGACGAGTTCAAAGTTACGGGCTTTAACCTGAGAAGGCGGAAGTATCCCGTCAGCGCTGATAACGTCCTCAGCGGGCAGGGTTACAAATTCACGGTAGAGACCATCAACCGCAATATTGAACTAGCTGAGTTGCTCAATCAGAAAGAAAAGGTGACTGCATAATGGATATCACTCTGAAGAACGTCAGGATCTACGCCGGTCTGTCCCAGGAGACGGTCGCTTTCGCGGCTAGCCTCTACGCTGACGGCAAGAAGGTAGGCGAGACCAGGAACGCAGGTCACGGGGGCAACAACGATGTGGATGTCCGCAACAAGGAGGGCCGCTGGGATGTAGCTTTACTCGATCGGATGGAAGCCGAGGCGGCAACGCACACTTGGTCCTACGAGGGCGAGACACACAACCATAACCTCGACTCGTACATCGGCCAACTGGTGGATGATGTCTTGGAGCAGCGGGACTTGAAAAGGAGGTGCCGAACCCAGACGCTCTTTCGCATCCCAGCCGAGACTTACCAGCATAGCGAATACCACTTCCTGAAGCGCAAATACTCTGAGGTCGTGAAAGAACACCTCGTCAAAAAGTATGGCCCTGGGGTCGAAATCCTGAACGAGCTGGCCAGAAAGGAGGTGAGATGAACGAGGACCCTACGAAGGAGCAGATCGCCGCGCTGCGATGCCCATGGTGCGCGGACTACGGGCGCATGACGCCGCTCAAGCCCGTGTACACGCGGCCAGGCTGGCTGGTCGGGCGATGCGCGCACTGCCAACACGATCACGCGGCTTGGAAGCTGCGTCCGTTTCTAAGAACTAAAAGCTAACGAGGAGGTATGAAATGGCAGCTTGGGTAAAATTCAGGTCAAAGCACACATACGGCGCAGGGAAAATCCGCAGGAAACTCGAGCGACTGGGGGCCATGCAAGTCGTGATCCACGGGCTAACCGAGACCCTGGCGTCTTTCTCCAGGCGGCACGCCGCCGGGCCATGGCTTGAAAAACTAGCGAGCGACCATGGCACCCGGCTCGTGACTCGCAACGCACCGGGGCCCGAGGAAAAGTGGACGCGGCAGACGGCCTGCGGGTTATACATCTGGAACGAAAAGATCGCAACGGCCCTGGGAGCGCACGAGGGATCGTGTAAGCGCTGCATCTCGATCAAAGGGACCCGGAAGCGAGTATACGAGCGAGGGTCCTACGCAAGCGAGGAGGTAAGCAAAGCCGCTGCGAAGGGCAATGATGCAAATGCCGCCGCGCCGGTACTCGTTACCGCTCCCGCCCCCGGCGAAACCCGTGAGGCTGTGGCTACAGTCACGGAAGAGAAACCCGCGCAGCTCGTCGATCGCCTGCGGCAGATGGAGCTCGAGGCCTATAGCCTCGTCGAGCAGGTCGAGGCGGCCCTGAAGGCGATCCAGGCAATCGTAACCATGGAAGAAACCCTCGTGCGGCTCCAGGCCCAGTGGGCGGAGACTACAAAGCAGCGCGCGTCGCTGGCTCAAGCCCTAACGGGAGGTAAGCAGCGTGGAAGTCAACTTAACTGAAACCGGCTTTCGATCCGGTGATACTGAGTACTGGAAGCTGGAGACGGCTGCGGCCCTGATTGGGCTGCACCCGCAATCGCTCCAGCGACTGTACCGGTATTCCGGGACGAACGAATATGAGCGCCAAGCGCTGAAGCTAGGGCGGACCCTGTTCTTCAACTCCCGCCATCTCAGGGAACTCGGCTATCCCATCAAAAAGCAGGAGGAATAGTATGCCTAAAATCATAGGAACTCTTGATCGGCTGGACCAGAAGCTGGACTGGCTCACAAAATTTTCCATCCAAGGAGCCGATGGGAAGGTCTGGCTTGGTGCCCGAACCAAGGACCACAAGGCCCTCACGGACGCGCTGCGGCAGCATGAGTCCCTGCCGCCCGATCAGCGCCCGGTCTGGGATATCGACTACGCCGAGGAAGAGTCCACGGGCAAAAACGGGGTAGTCTACACAAATCGCTACGTAACCACTGCCAAGACCGTAGAGGCCGGCAGCCCTGCCGCTGCACCGCCTATGGCAGGCAGCAAGGACGCCCAGATCGCCCGGGCCGTCGCCTTCAAGGGCGCGATAGAGATCGTCAGCGCGTCGGTGACCGGCAAGACCCAGGTCACAAACCTGACCGCCGCTATTGCCCACCTCACCGATGAGTACGAGGCGATACTAACCAATAGCTACAGCGAGCCCATTGAAGAGATCATCGAGACGGTTACCGAAGAGCAAGATTCGCTATTTGAGGAGGAGGTCTAATGCCCAAGATTCGCTATTTAACGACCGAACGGATACCCCTGAACTCGCTTCAGCGTAGCTGGGAGCTGACGCATATCGATCGAGTGACCAAGCGCAAGGCAAGGCACTACGTGGTGAACGGCAAGGAGATGCCGTCGGTCACGACCGTGCTGGGCCGAGTCTGGCCCAAGCCGGCCCTCTATAACTGGTATGCCAAGCGAGGCCGGGAGGCCATGGCGGAGTATCTCGGCGAGCATCTCGGGGAACCCATCGAACACGGCATCCTAGAGAACGCCGTGGCCGAGGCCAAGCTGCGCCCCAAGACCGACGCCCAAGAGGCTGCCGATCTCGGGAGCGCAGCCCACGACCTCATCTCGCGAGAGCTGAAGGGCGAGACAGTAGTCGTGCCCGCCGAGCTGAAGGCAGTGATGGAAGCATATCACAAGTGGTATGCCGAGGAGGATCTTGAGCTCCTCGATACCGAGACGGCTATCTACTCAGAGCAACCTCTCGCTCACGCGGGCACCATCGATGCGCTGTTCAAGCGCCCAAATGGCTCGTACCTGCTAGTGGACTTTAAGACATCGAAGGCCATCTACGATGAGGCCGAGGTGCAGGTTCACGCCTACCGGGAAGCGATTATGAACAGCGTGCCCGGGGACTGCCACATGGACGGCCAGGTGATCAGGCTCGGCAAGGAGGTGCCCGACTTCGAGGTCAGGGATATCGACGACCACGAAAGGCGCTTGACTAAGGTGTGGCAGGCTGCGCTGCACTTCTACCATGCACTGGAGGGCCGCAAGAATGGAGTGTAACCTCGACTTCCAACATACCACCCTCTGGTGCCAGGCCTGCCACGCGATCGAGCAGGAGGTCCGCAAGGCCTCCGCGCTCGAGGCGCTCGGGGAGAAGCTGGATACGCTCACCCAGGCCCTCGAACTCGGCGAGGTGGGCATTGGTAATGTTATAGCCCCGCCAAGGCCTGCGCCGAGGCCCCCTGCGCCTCCGTCGCCAACGCCAGCCCCGCCACCAAATCCTGGGATAGGCTACAAATGGCGACCGTAGACTTCAGCCGGATCGGGTCCGGCTATGTATACGTGCAGACTATCGCCGGCCATACAGTGGAAGCCCATATCACGCGAGTCAAGGATTCGGGTGACCGCATAAAGGCCGAGATGGCCATCACGGTGGACGGGCACGGCATAGCCCGCAACAGCCCGACCCTGACATCCGTGTCGGGCCTTGATGCCTGGTGGCGCAAGCTGGCCCGGCGGCTGCCCGTGGCCGACTGGGGCATTGACTGGGAGGCCTACATCGAGGGCCTCGCCGGCAGAGTGATCGACGCCTACCGAGAGGGCGAGCCCGAGGTGGTCATCAAGGACGTGACGGTTCCGACCAACGTCCGGTGGCTGATCGAGCCAATGCTGCTGGCAGACCAGCCCAACGTCCTGTTCGGCCCGGGAGGGTCCGGGAAGTCCATGCTCTCGTTGTGGCTGGCTGTCCTTATGGACACTGGCCATGTGGACACGCAGCACGAGCTGACGATCAACTCGGGCCGGGTGCTATACCTCGACTGGGAGACGGACACACTGGAGATCGCAGGCCGCGTGCGCGACCTCCAGGCGGGCATGGGCCTCAACGGGCACAAGTCCAACATCGTCTACCGTCGCTGCACCCAGTCACTGGCCAGCGAGGCGGATCTAATTAAAAACCTGGTCGATCGCTATGAGATAAGCATGGTTATCGTGGACTCCCTCGGACTGGCCACCGGTGGAGGATTAGACGAGGCTGAATCAGTATTGAACTATTTCCGGGCGCTGCGCTGGGTCGGGGGCACGTCGCTCACGATCACGCATACCAACAAGGAGGGAAAGATCTTCGGCAGCGTCTATACCCTGAACTGTGGAAGATCGATATGGGAGTGCAAAAAGTCTGGAGAGGAGGGCGATCAGCGCATAGATGTGGGGATCTGGCACCGCAAGGTCAACCTGGTAGGCAAACAGCGGCCCCGGGCCTTTGGCATCAGGTTCGACGAGAACGCCGTCTCCGTCGTGGCGCGAGACCCAATGGAGACCGAGGTAGTCGCAGAGAGCCTCTCCATCTCCGAGCTCGCTTACCAGATCGTGGCACGGGAGGGCCCGGTGAACCGGGACGCTCTAAGTGGACGGGTGGCCGTGTATCGCAACGAGCCCGCAGAGAAAATCTCTGGCGCTGTTGCCACGGCAATCAGCCGGCACATAAAGGCCCAGCGTATCGTGGACCTCAACGGAGAGCTGGCGATCCAGCAAAAGATGGACGATCCGGGAGGTGCCGATTGGACGATCTGAAAATAGCACAGGCGCGAAGGACGCTCCTCAAGGCGAAGGACATGGGGATCACGCTGAGTGTCCTCGACAACGGCAGGCTCCGGTTGCGAGGCCCCTCCAGCCTGAAGGGCTCCGATATAGAGGCAGAGCTGCTAACGCACAAAGCGTTGATCGCCCGGCTACTGACGAATCCGTCGCCAGGCATAGCCAACACGGTCGAACGGCTGCGAAAAGGGCAAGGGCTCTTGCTCAGGATGCAAGAGCGCATGTGGACGGAGGAGGGCAATCCCGCAGGCTCTGAACGCAAAGCAGACCTGTACTGGGATTCGATCGTGCGGTGGGACCTGCTAGACATGCTGCTGCGTGGCTATGGCGAGTACGGCGGCGGGTGCCCGATAGGGCCAGAGGGATGTGACCCCGAGAGCCCAGTGCTGTGCAGGAGCTGCGGAAAGGCTAAGGATGAACCTGATAAGGGAGAGGATTAGAAACGAACGAGAGTTCACGGATCGGGTGCGGTACGAGGCGAATCTCGCCGGCTGGGAGAGGGTGTATCATACCTATAACTCCCAGAGATCGACGCCAGGGTTCCCGGACCTCTGCATGGTCAAGGGCGACCGATTGGTATTCGCCGAGTTGAAGATGCCCAAGAAGAAGGCGACTGTGGCGCAACAGGAATGGCTCGAGGCGCTGGGTGCCGTGCCGGGCGTAGAGGCCTATCTCTGGACGCCTGATGATATAGACGAGATTCTAACATGCCTAGGAGGCGAGATATGATAGTCGGAGCGATGGTACGAATGACCGGGATATGTGAGCATCGGACCAGTGGCCTGGGGTCTGCCGATGTGCGGGAATGCTTCCACCAGCCAGGGATGGTCAGTCATAAATTCCGGGACGGTGTTAGCTTTTGGGTTCGCAACCGCCATGGGTTTGCCAGGCGTATCGCATTCGCCAACCTCAAGGCCGCGTAAGCACTAAGAACAGCAGCGTCAGCCAGACGCCCAGGCAGATCCCGATACCCGCCCATTGTGACGCACGGTTAAGCATCGGACTGGAGTACGTCCTTGCTAAGGGCGATTATCCCGGCAATGCACCCGACTCCAATCTCCGTCTGACCAGCCCTGAGAGCCAGGATTGAAATCGCAATCAGGCCTAGTAAGGCCAGGAATATCTGGGGGCGAAGCTTCCCCAAAAATCTGTCAAGGTTCATATCATCTTCCTATACTGTTGACGTGTATCCGCTGCCGATGCTCTGACTCCACATCCACTAACGCCCGCCGCTCCATCGGGGAGAGATCCCTCTGCCGGTACGCTACAATCCACCGGCAGACCGCGCACTCATCCACCACGTCGCCTCCAGAGGAGAATCGCCAGTGAGGCCCCCAGGATGGCCGTAGAGGCGCATAGTGCGACCGCCGGGTGGTTATGTGCCACCCTCTCCGCTCTGAGGGCTATAGCATCGCTCTTCACGGTGGGCTTATGCTCACTTCCACGTTATCGACGATACTTGCAATCTTGTAAACAGTCGAGCTTGCCACTACAAACTCCTTTGTGGCGAAGCCATTTCCGGCCCCCACCTCAAGGTACTCCACGTCAATCGTTCCGGCCTTGATACGCGAGAGCTTGCAAGCGCCGCCCTTCGTGAGGAGATTGGAAAGCCTCAGAACATCGACCTTCCCGTTGACATTTGAGGTCGGAGCGCCGATGACTATCATGTCATAGGTGCCTCCGCTCGTTATCATCGAGTCGGCCCGATTCCCTCCTCCGATGGCCCTGGCTCTGGGAGTCCCTGCCACTGGGGAGATGCTCTGCCCGTCAGAGGCGTTGTAGCGGATATTCAAAGTATGCGCCTCGATATCGGTCATGCTGAAGCTGGTACACCGCCACCGGTCAATGATAAGATGCCCCACCTCAAGCCAGGTCGCTGTGAATCCTGACGACGCCGCAGTCCCTCCCACCGAGATTACGCTGGTATGACCAGATGGGAGCGTCGAGCCGGTGAAGGCTGTCCCTACTGTCACGTTCTCAATAGTTAGCTCGCCCACAGCGGTCGAGCCCAGGTCTACCCTCAGCGTATTATCGCCCTCGCTGTAGAATGTAGGGGTATCGAGCGGCGCACTATACACACCCGCGTCACCCCTTGAGAACGACCTATCTGCGAATACCTCTGCGGCAGCATAGCCGCCGCCAACCGTGGAGCCAGCCACGAGCAACCCTATCGCCATCTGAGGATTCAATCCCATCGCCCGAAGAGCGGTATATGGGAGCTTAATAGCCGTCCAGGCTGCCCTCCATTTGGCCGACTCAGAGTGGACGTATTCCACCTTCGCCACGACCCAGTCTCGGCGGCGGCCCAGCATCTGGTAGAACGCCAGCGGCGAAGCGCGGAGGGCACGACCCTGAGCGCAGAGCCATCCCCAGGGGCGATGAAGGATACGGTGTCGCAGCCTCAAGACAGCCGAGCCCCCTTCTTCGTTTTATGGGGTTTGCCGAGGATGCGGAGCTGCTTTCCCAGGTGCGCCCATTCTCCAACAGAGGCTTTGCCGTCAGGCCACCTCATGCTGGCGATATATCGCAGCACGGCATCACGCTCGGCCTGGGTGTCGAGGTCCGCAAACAGAACCTCGCCTGCCTCGACATACCCCCGTACCCGGCGCGGCAGGAGCGATATCAATAATCTCATAGCGTCCTCCTCATTAGATCCCGGCCAGCAGTATCCCAACGATAGCCGTAAAGCCCACCAGCAGGATCAGAACCTCTGCCACTTGCAGCTTCAGCAGCACCCGCTGGCGTCGGCGCATGTCCCGGATCAACGGCCCAATCACGAGGGCCAAGTGGTCGTATACCCGGTCCTCCATAATTGCTACGTGGAGCCGTCCCATGCAGTACATGTCGAGCAATCACTCGCATGCTGGAGCGCCGCTGGAACCGTCGTGACCGTGGCCAATAGTGAATTCTTGGCCGCTGAGGTCATGTCGCCGTTGTAGATCTGGTAGCGCCTTACGTTGTTGATGGCCGTATTGACTGCCGCCCTAACTGCCTCCAGATGTGTAATCGTTGCCTCGTTAGTTGCCATACCTATTCTCCTATGCTTACGCTACCGCTATGACCGGCGCGACCTGAAATCCGTAGTAAATCAAATCCACTTCGGCAATAACTTCAGCCGTCCCAATCGATCCGCCAGCGCCGGGGTTTGTGAGGTCTACCGTGAACGATACCGTCTGAACGTATTCGCTCGTGTCCGCGGTAGTCATAGTGATTGTGCCAATATCCCTCCTCGATGCGTTTCCAGCATATGCGACGCCCGATGCCGACTCGGCGATCTCGGCCACCGCCGAGGAGTTCCCCTGCGCTCCGTCTGTACTCATAGCGCGGGCGAAGTGGGCCTGGAACGACCTCGCAGCTTGGAAGTCGGACGCTGTCGCGTTGAGTGAATGTCCGACCAAGGCACGGACATGACAGGCATAGCCACCGCCGTCAATATTCCCCAACCCGTCTGTCGTTGTGATAGTAAAGACGGCTGTGGCGCTATTGTCAGCGATACTCGTCTTCGTCACGACCTGGGAGATATGGTACGTGCCACGGGTGATGTACGAGCCTGTGCTACCAGTGGTCTTGAGGAGCAAACCATCGTCCCCGTCAATGGTCAAGATGCCGGCGGAAGTCTTGACGCTGGAGGCGGCGGCAAACGTTAGACTCGATGACGTCCAGTCATTACCAGACGCTCCGACATTGGTGATGCTGCCCCCTGAGCCCCCTATATCTATTACTGCCGCCCCTGAACCATCATGGGTGATCGTGAAGTCACTATCCACACCCATTCCAAACACCGCACTATCAGACAGTAGTTTGAGATCATCCCCGATGATGGCATCCCCCGCTACTGATAGGCCCCCGCCTGTCTGGAGAGAGCCATCAGTGGTGCTTGTCGCTGCTGTTGAGTCCTCAGTCTTGAGAATCCCCGTCGCGGTAACCGCACCGCTTAGGTTTATTATGTTCCCACTGATTGTTAGATCAGTACCATCACCCTCGATCTTCTCTCCATCATCACCAAAGGTGAGCCCAACATCGACAGGGATATTGATGTCATCAGTTGCCTCTAGCTCTATGTCGGCAGCAGAATCTAAGGTGACAGTAGTGCCTGCCAATTCAGCCGTGCCATCCGCTGTTATCTGAATATTAGCTGCTGCTGCATCGTCATCAGTGGTCACGATGCTCAATGCCCCGTGTTGGGCCATCGTGATGACAGCCGTGTCACCAGTATCCTGGTCGTCATGTATCGTCAGGGTTGTGTCGTCTACATTGAAGTCAAAGATGGTAGATGTACCGTCATCCATAGTGACGTTGCCGCCGTCAGCGGAGAGGACTATATCCAGCCCTGCATCCAGCGTTATCCCACCTACATCTGATACGGCTGATATAGAGCCAGTGCCGGTGCCTTGATCAGCGTGTATCTTAATGGTCTCGCTAGTGCCTGCATTAGCCCTCAAGTAGATAGCTGAAGCGGCATTATCAGAGGAGGTTAGGTTAACAGTACCCCCGGCAATATCTACGTCCTTGCCTGTAGCGGCATCTATGTCTACGCCACCAGCGTCTGATAGAAGCTGGATGGAACTCTCTGAGGTGCCTTGGTCTGCATGAACTTTAATAGTCTCACTCGTACCAGCATTGGCCCTAACATAGATAGCCGAAGCCGCATCGTCAGAAGAAGTTAGGTTAACGGTGCCGCCAGCTATGTCCACATCCTTCCCTGTGGCAGCGTTGATATCGACACCGCCGGCATCTGAGAGAAGTTGTATAGAGCTTTCACTTGTACCTCGGTCGGCATGAATCTTGATTGTCTCCGATGTTCCTCCATCAGCAGTTAGCAGGATTGCACTAGCAAGGTTCGCAGTTGACTTAATCCCAATGCCTCCATCATCTGATAGAAGCTGTATTGATGCAGCCCCTTCAGTAACAGAGGTTCCTTGGTCATTAAAGAGGGTCATGCTAGAGGTGCTACCGCCGTCCACCGTGATGTTTACGGCGTTGGCCAGGTTGGCGGTACTGCGTACCCCCACGCCACCCGCATCAGAGAGGATAGTTACTGACTCTGCGCCCTCAGCAACGCTGGTTCCTTGGTCGGCATGAATTTTGACCGTCCCGCTTGTGCCTGCATTCTCTCGTAGATAAATAGCAGCAGCAGCATCGTTGGTGGATACTAGGTCTATGTCCCCGGAGGATGCGATGTCATAGTCTGTGACATCGTAATCAGCGGTGCCATTTACATCTAACGTCGTAGTAACAGCCAGGATTCCCCCCACAGTTACTGTAGACGCCGCCGCATTGGCCCCGTTGGTGATCGTCAGGTAGTCAATGATCGTGCCCGCACTGGCCTTGTCGGAGCCTATTGCCAGCGTGTCGGAGGCAGATGCCTGTATTCTCCAGCCATCACCCGCATCGTCGGCCTGGTCGGCAAAGAAATAGAGCGGGGCGGCTGCTCCCTCCACGCCCCGTATCTTCACTGAGGCTGCATCCAGGCCCGTGACCGTGATCTCGTCGGACCAGAGGATGTACCTTACGCTAGAGCCCACTGAAATCTTCACATCATATGTGGCATCTAGAGAGGTTTCCGTGAACGACCATTCCCCGCTAGAGTTTGTAGTAGTGCTGGCTTCCTCCGTCGATGTGCCTGTTTCCAGCAGGGCTACAGTAGCCCCGTTAACGGCGGTGCCCGCATCGGTGAAGACCTTACCGGATAGCTTGATGTCAGTTATAGCCATGGCCTACTCCCAGCTATGGTCCCGATATTGAAGAGCCTCTCGTATGAGCCAGTCGGGATCTTGTATTAGCTTGTCATGCTCCAACATTATAAGCGTTATGCCTCGTCCGGCAAGTTGGGCCTTTGCCAGCATGTCCGTTCCCCGAGTCTCGATCCCGCTATGATGGCTATAAAACGACTCTTGGACCTGCATCGCCAAGTCGGGCGGGTTCGCAAACGTAAAATCAGCCGCGCTGCCTTCCATGCGAGGTGCATAGCTGAAATCCCTCCTGGGCTCTTTGCCCGCTCGTATCAACGCCTCAAAAGCCCTGTACGCTGCCTCGCTGCCCTGCCAGCCCTCTGGAACCTTAGTCGCGCTAGAAGTATAAACCTGGTATCCGTTATTCAAAGCTATCCCTTTCCAGTCCGTCCTCGGGCCGTGCCTTCTGACTTTCGTCCCGAGTGCTCACGGCGTTTCAGGTTGTGGTCGCGCTTCCCGCTGGACTGCTCGAACAGCTCCTGGCCGACGGGCACCGCCTCGTCGATGGTCTGCTCGAACTCCTCCCCTGATTCGTATTTGCGAAGAAACTCTTCGCTCACGAAGAACATTCATATACAGAAGCCGTCACGCTCGATGTCCTCGTGATGCCTCTCGCAGGGACAGATCTTTTTGCGATCCTCCACGGGATCGCCGCTGAGAGGCATTCAAGGGCAGTACCGGTAGCCATGGGCCTTTTCGTTCTCGCCCAACCCCTGTTGGACGAGCTTAACCACCTCTGCATCGGGAAAAAACTCGTAGGGTCCTCGCGCGACGTATCTCTCAGAGAACTTTATGGCGCGCTCCAGCGCCTCCTCCTCGGTCAGCTCTCGGGGCATAAGACAACTCTTGTCATTGTCTCTTTCATCGCCGCAGCGCCGGCCCCAGCCTCATCCTCTCGTGCGACTCGCAAGAAGGGTCATTTACCCCTCCAACACCACAGCCCAGCACACTTTGTCCCCGTTAGTGGCCACATCCACATAGATAGACGAGAACTCGATCGAGCCCCCCAGTTCCCTGAAGCTGACTTCGATCTCGTTGCCCGCCGACAACTCGTAGCCATTGGTCGCCGTAACGTCGGACACCCCGAGGTAGGCAATGCCCGAGTTCGCCGCAAGCGCCTTGGCCTTGATCCACAGCACCCTGTTGGCAGTGTTCGATATCCGCTGCTCAGTACCAGCCGTAGAGACGGTTGTAGTGCCTACATCAAGGATCATGGTTCCACCAAGCTGACCGTAGACTGCCCCCGCTCGTCGTAGCCCGAAAACTCCAACCCGGTAGCAGAGGTAACGTCCACGTAGAAGTTGCGGTCGCCTCCCGAGTCGTCCCGGAAGGTGAACTCCACCAGCGTGGTTGACTCGATCGCGGAGAGGAGCGCGGCCCGCAAGTCCTTCGGGCTCTTGCCCTTGTAGTCGTCCTTGCTAAGATCTATCTGAATCTGATGGCCCCACTTAGCCGGCAGCTTCTTTCGCCACTCGAGGGTCAGGCTAACCATGTCTGGGGTCAGCTTCTTGTAGTTAGCCGTCGATGTGTTCGTTGTCCGAGCCAGCGCAACCTTGAACTTGATGGCCCGGAACGTGGTGCCCGCCTTGGAGCCAAACGTGTAGGTGGTGATGCCATCTGAGGTAATAGCCGACCCCGCCGACGTATAGCTCTCACTGTAATCTGTGGCATACGAGACGGTCACCGTCTCGGTGCTGCTGGCGTCCTGCACCTCGGTCCGCAGCTTGAGTGCCAGCTTATCGACCTCGCTCTGGCCCGCGTTGAACCAGGGCGTCTCATGTGTTCCGCTGACCCGAAACTCAAAGTCCGACACAAAGGAGGGGTTGATGATGTCCGACGGGATCTTCATAAACTTGATCTCGCCGTCGAACCCCCACCAGAGACGGTACTCACTGTAGGCGTCACTGACCAGCATATGCTGAATGCTCTTGCCTACGGTGGTGGCTGCCCACTTAGTTTCCCAGCCTAGCTCGTTATACCCCAGGATAGATGAGTAGCCTGTGTCCGCATCAATTACCGTAGACCCCTGGTGGCTCTGCCACTGATACGGCAAGGAGCTAGAGGATACTATCTTTGCAGCCGTGGAGGAGTCCACGCCAGCGAACAGCTCGTTGTGAGAGCCGCTCATGTACTTGATGGTGCCTCGGTTGTCGGCTGGGAGCCCGTCATCGCGGTCAGGCCCTGCGATGGTCAGGACGGCCCCGCCAGCCTGGTTGATATACCTGTACAGCCCCAGCCCCGCAGGCATGTAGATACTGTCGCGCCATCTGATCGTGCCCCGACCAGCAAAGGGATGATTGGGCAGGGTCAGCTCCGTCTGCACAAACTGAGAGTTTGCGGCATCGTGGGCAAACAACCCCTTCTTGGTGGCCGCATAGATAATCGGCTCACCGCCAGCGTCTCGGGCCACAAATAGAGCAGTAACAGAGCCAGGAGGCAGGGGCAGCTTGGCGTCGGTCACCTCGGTGCCAGCTACGATTGAGTACCATAGCTGCCCTGCATAGCTTATGCCCCAGAGACGGTCGTCCCAGACCGCCACATACTGTGTGTCAAAGGCGTCCTCCGTCCACGTAGAGCCATCAAACCGGGTGTAGCCCGATCCGTTGGTATCGTAGTGGGCGAAGATCAGGAATGTCTCTGAGGCCAAGGTGCGCCACGTTACGGTATCCGTAACCTGGTCGCTAGGCGTAGCTAGAGCCGAGCCCCAGGCGTCGGACGTATTGTTGTACAGGTATACCTTGGCGTCTTGGGATATAGAGCCGTTCCAGGCCACATACACAGCATTCGCGTACTCTGCGATAGCGCCTATCGTAGGGCCTGTTAGGCTGGTGGCGGTGCCATTGGCCGCAGCGTCGTTGTCCAGCCCAGGCAGGATCAGGTGGTTCTTATAGCGTAGCTGGAGGGTACTCCACCACGCACGGTTAACGTCTCCGCCGTGTTCCATGCGGTTGACGCCTATCCCTCCACGCCAGTCCGACCACGCAATAACGGAGGTGCGGGCCTGGCTGTCCTTGGTGGTGTCGCCTATGACGACCTTGGAGGGGTATAAGGAAGCGAGTACGCTCTGGACAGGCCTGGCGATAGGGTAGAATACCCCGTTCAGGCTAATCTCGTTAGGGCTCTCTACCTTGGCGGCCACTATTCGACCAGCCGTACATTAGTCAGAAGGGGCAGCGCCCTCTTGGCAGAGTTTGCCATGCCAAACCAGAAGCCCGCCTGGCCGCGTCGTTGGTCTGGGTCCGTGCCCTGCCCGCCAGAGTTGGCCGCGAAAGCCCTGGCTGTGGCAGCCGCGATCAGGTAACGCTCGCTGATCTCGGAGGTGTCCGAGTCTGCGCTAAGTAGCGCGGGCTTGTCCCCGCCTACGAGCTTGAGGAGATTGTAGCGGGCCACGCCATGGACGTAGCTATCCATCACAACGTCCTTAGCCTCTTTGTCTATCCACCACAGGTGACGCGGCAGCTTAATCCATTTAGCCGTATCGTTCTTGACGACGCTGATATCGTCCAGCCAGACGGTGCAGGCCCCGAGGTCGGAGTCGTACTCAAGGCCTATCGAGATGATCGCGGTATCGCTTTCAGGGTTGGCCAAGGCCACCCGGCAGAATGTCCAAGTATCCGCCGTTAGGGCAGGAACGCTCAGGGTCTCTAGGGGCGAAGCACAACTGGCCGTGTCGTCAAGGAGTATCTTCAGGTTGCCAGCACTGGTGGCCACCGTACTCCTGGCCCAGAGCTCGATGTAGTCGTACCCGCTGATATCCTTGCTGCCAAACGAGTCGGTGGCAATGTCGCCAGCACTGGCTCCGCCAGCTATGACAAACTTGTTGCTGGCAGTGCCCTGTTTCTTGATCTCCGTATCAGCAGTGACCGTGAAGTCCGAGTCCACGGTCTCATCGAATGCGCTGTTGCAGGAGTGAAGCCGGGTAAAGTCCACGCTATTGCGGTAGAAGAGGTCTCGAACCATAGAGATGCCGGACGGGACATCCAGCCGCAATATGCCCCCATCTGTATGGAAAGCCAGGCTTTCTACCGGGTCCCAGGCGTGACCCGTGGACTCTATGATCGCCTGGTTGAGGAAGTCGTCGATAACCGCGGGGTTAAACTCAGCATCCCACAGCTCGTAGCTGTCGCTGGTGGCTGGATTGGCGGCCAGCGCAGGAGACACCTCGAGCTTAGTCGAGCTAGAGGTGTAGTCGCTGACACGGGTAACCTGCCCCGCTGTCCCGCTAGCGTCGTTAAAGACTACCCACTTGCCGTTGTGGTTGTCGTCCGCGCCTATAAGCGTGTTGTCGGTTATCTCATTCGTGGCAGTGGAATTGTCACTAGCCGACGAGACATATACTGCGCCTAAGTTGTAGCCAATGCTCCGGCGAAGCTGGGCGCGGGTTCTTCCTTGGATAACTGCCATCCCTGCACCCCATCAAATACTAGTATCCAGACCGGCGTGCCTTCTTGCGAGTTTTCTTCGCGTAGGCAGCGGCGGCCTGTTTGCCCTTCTTAGTGTACGGGAACTTTTTCTTCCCTACCCTCGGCATCTACAGCCTCCTTACTATTCAAGCTGGCAAGCCTGGCTTCAAGATCGTCTATTCTCTGGTTGCGCTCGGTCACTGCCCGGGTCATCGCAACTAGCTGGACTTGCAGGTTCGTAACCTCGTTAACCTTGAGGCGAAGCACCTCTGACAGGTCGCCTTCCGTTACCTGTATTTCCGTGCCCGCCATACTTAGCCCCCTTCAGTCCAGAGTAGTAGATCTTGCCGTTGGAACTTTCCTTGCGCTTGATGCGGTTGGTCCTGATCTCGTCCAGGATCTTGCCTATCTCCTTACGCTGCCCAGCATTAGGAGCAGGCTTATGATCTTTTTGCCTGATCTCGGTAAGCCAAGTGTCAACGGCCTGGGCAGCCATGTCCTCGAGGTGCGCCTGTGAGGTCTCGTCGTCTGCAAGGACGCAGAACTTATGCCTCTTGCCCGTGACAGGGTCGTGTACCCGGAAGATGTGTGACTGTATCTGCCCGCCGGTCTCAGCGTTGTGCCCCGCAGGGGACACGGCGTGACTCGTGACCACCTGCGGGGTCCAGAGTTCAGTTACCACTTTTAGTACAGGTTCATCAACATTACGGTGTGATACTCGTCGTTCACACCAGCTTTACCATGTGTCCTAGCAAGAGCAGGAGTCGTATCTGCCCCAACGGCAAGTAACGAACCTGCGTGGTTAGAACTAGCACCAACAAGTGTGCCAACGGCAGGTGTTCCGTCCATAGCAGCTACACCCATGCCTGCAACCTGTACCCACCCAAAGTAGTCAGCAGCAACCTGACAAACTGACAGACCTACAAAGCGTCCTGCTACAGCAGCAGGAGCTACTACTATATCTTTATAAGGGCTCTTGATTAGACCCGCTGTCTCTGTTCCGTTAGTAACGGCAATAACTGTAGCATCTGGCTCATCAAGAGTCAGGGCTAATGTAGCAGAACCGTCAGCTTGAGGATGGCTCTTGATCTTGTAAAAGACCCTTGACCCCGCTGTTGAAAGCGTAGGTAAGTTGAAGAACAGATACCCCTCTGCATATAGATTCTTTGCAGCAGCGGTTGCACCAAGCGTGACGGTAACCGAACTAGAGCCAGCAGCAGTTGTTGCTACCGCTAGGTCTTCATCATGGTTACCGGCAGGAGCCTCACTCGCTACAATCATTCCTTCCTCAATAGCAGTGCCGCCATTCTCTACATATCTGTACTTTCTACCATCTGCAAACACCATCTCAGCCCCAAGGACTTGCCTCTGTGCTGATGTGGTTTGTTTTTCCCACCCATAACTTCCACTAATTGTTTTTGGAAACGACATTTCCAAACCTCCTTTAAGGCTTAAATTTACAGGCTCCTATGTCCTGCGATAGGCCGATATTTGCACTGCCCGAGGGCGGCCTCGGCCTATCGTTACAGCCGCCCCAAGCATTAACCCTTAGTGAGTTTTGGCGTGAGCCCTCAGCTTAGACTGAGCCCCCGCACGCGATGCCCCTATAATCTCCGCATTGCAGACCGGGCAATAGACGCTGATCGAGGGCTTTGCAGGCACAGCCTGCGCCACATCATTGCCAAGCTGGCTACCGACAATCGCGAAAACGCTATCAGCAGCCTGCCTGACGGACGAGTCCGTAGGCCCGGGGCGCTGCCCGACGCACCACTGGCACTCGCAGCTTGCACCAGGAGCCCAGGGGAATAGTCCGATCTTAGCCTTACGCAACACGTATCCGGGCTCTCCAGGAACCCCTTTTACCGTAGTGCCAATATCCTCTGACACACTGCCTTCTGCATTGTAGCTAGGCTTGTGCCGATATAGGGTCGCCTTGGGTTGCCACTCGTCTATGTACTTTAACGAGAAGCCTGCATTAGCTAGCTCCAGCTTCTGCTGGTTGCGCTCAGTTATCCCTACCACTACTTACCCTCACTTACTTATGCCTACGAGAAGGCAAGGTCGCCAATCTCTGCCCTGAACGCTGCGCCCCGGCTGTCGTCTAGCTCAAACACACCGTAGTCTGCGGTCATTACCAGTTCCGTGGCCCTGAGAGAGGCGTCGCGCTGTCGCTCAGTCCTCGTGTCTACGCTGGTAAGGGCCGCCATGGCCGTCTTGTCAGCGATAACGCCATATCCCGAGTCCGTGGTGCCAATCTTTGCGATATTCCCGTCCTCAAAAATGCTGACGCCGTTGATGGGGCGGAGCCCGCTGTAGAAGTTCTGCAACAGATCGACGCTCCAACCGCTCGTAAGTCCAGCAGCGGCAGCAGTGTCGGCAGTTGTAGCCGATGCCTTAGAAAGTTCCGCAACCGCGTTTGGGTGATGAATTATGTAAAGCTGGCTTCCAAACTTATTGGCCTTCGCCCTACTTATAGCGGCATGAACATTCGCCGTAGAGAATGTCTGGTTATCCGCAGATAAGATCGTGCCATCATTAAGGTTAGGCCACAGGGCAATTACGTCCGTGTCTTTTTTTCTCGCCATGCCGTCACCAAGCTGCCTTCCTATCATGGAGAAGACGTTGTCGGCGGCCTGCCGGACCAGCTTGTCAGTGAGGATAACCTTAGCGCCAACCTCGCTCGCCGTGAGATCAACCGTGGTCATGCCGATGTCTTCCTCGTCAATAATATCTTGGCCGTCTACGAGGTCAGACATGGACATCTGGCCAACCTTGGGGACGGTGACCTGCTTTGCCCCCTTCGGAAGGCTAAACTGCTCGATCAACGCCAGCGCAGGAGCGTTATGCTCCTCCGTATACCTACTTGCCGCAAGAATGATCTTCTGGGCATTTTCCAGATTGCCCGTCGTCGCCGTCTGCGCCATCCTAAAGCCTCCTAGCTAGATTACTGTAGCCCCGTTGCTCGTCTTGCTGCGGCCACCGCGCTAGGCGACCGATCGCCAACATTGTACCTATCTAGCCAGCCCCCCTCATTGGCAGCCACTCCCGGGTTGCCCTGGCTATTGTCAAGTGCCTGCGGCGGGACGCGAGCCTGCTTTAGTGTCGCGAGCTCCGAATCGCGCTGCCGGTCTTTTGACAACCTTTGCGCCGCTTGATCCATGGATGCGGGATCCTCGTACTTTCTAAGTTCCGAGAAGTCGTCTATGGTAAGCCCGTACTTCTTAATAAAATGCTCCGCCGCCATCTGCTTGCCCTGGATATGCTTGCCATACTCATCGGCCTGCTGCATAAGATGCACTTGCTGCT